CTGATGGGCCGCAAATGGAAACAGAAATTACAGTATTTGACAACTATTTCAGGTAGAACAGATCTAGATGATCATTGGAACTTCGCCCATGTGCTGGATAGCACACCTTTATGGAAAATGTCGGGAAAAGGAGAAATTCTTCCCATGGAAAAGATCAATACTGACGACATTCGAGTTTTTGAAATTCCACCAGTCAATTTTCTTGGCAATGGCATGAGATTGTGCCAATCCTTCAATGAGTCGATTCATGAACATTGGGAGGATACTCCCATCGCTGTCGGGACAGTGATGCAGAGAGGTGGATTAGATACAATGTTACGTCGGATGGACCTTGGCGGTTCCAAGTTCACGCAAGATGTCCGAAAATGGGACAAATTTTACAGAGCAAAAATTAGAGAGTACTGCTTACGCCTTCGGGTGGCGTGCTATAGACGTACTAAAACGAATATTACACCGGAAGAATATGAGCGTCGGTTATCATGGTTTTACCAAAAATGTATATATGGGTATTTACTGACGCCATGGGGCCAAGTGCTTCATATTACGGGTGGAGCAATGTTTAGTGGAGATCCGAATACTACTACGGATAACACAATTGCGAACATACTTATTGATTGGGCTTATGCTCTATTTAATATACAATCTAGAGGAGGTAGAGTTCAAAGTTGGCGTCATCTATTAACAATTATGTTCCCTAAAGCATATGCAGATGATAAAATTTCAACAACCCACCCAAAATACAAGTTTCTCGCGGAATTCCAGCGCCGCCGCGAGTTTTTCTTACGCTGCGGATTCCAGCTGAAAGAAGAGGACGACAAAGTGCAGGACACTTTTGTAGGATTGACTTTCCTAGGAGCCACCATAAAACAATCATATGGCATGTACGTCCCTTCATACAATCCGGATCGCATTAGAGCTGGTCTTATGATAAAGCAGCATGGAAGCATGACTCCCATAGAGAGGTACAGTAGTATCGTGTCTTTATTGCTTTTGAGCACTTTTGTTGACGAAAGTGGAGCATTATTTGAGTGGATTAGAGAATTCGCTAGACACATGAGTAGAATTTATGATAAAACCTATGGGATTCGTTGGGCCACGGGCTCTGGTAACTCTGTCATAGAAATACAAGACATAGAGTTAGACCAAGGAGATGAATATCTTCTCGACTTTATTTATCGCGATACGCGCGTTCCTTTCTTACCAGATATGGCATTTGCGCAGAATTTTTGGACCGGAAGAGAGTGTGCTGCGCCTAGCCACCAAAGCACCAGGCTTGTAATAACTACGGATTTTCAGTGGTACGAGAACAACTGCGGTCCAGGCTGGTCTGACGGTAAATATCAACCTTCAGTCAAAGAATTCAAAACATTACCAAAGGACGAACTTGACCACGGGTGTCAAGATCACGATATAGGATACCACTTCGGCGATCATCTCGCATACGTCGACTTCCAACTTGCCAAGCGTGCACTGAAGTTCGGAGGCGTAAAAGGGTTTTTAACATTCCTTGGTATTGGAGCACAAGGAGTATTAAGGTACTTGGGCGTGTTAGACAGGAGCTACAACAAACCCCAGGTCAAAGAAGCACTAGAAAACTTAAAACCCGATACTGTGTCGAAGTTAGTGCAGTATTCAAAGGAAAGAGATATACCAGCTATAAAAAGGGTATTACAACAGCAACTTATGCCACAATACAGAAATGGAAGAAACAGGCCGGCTAGAGCCGGACCTAGACGTAGATACGCAGCCGTGCGGAGAGGTAGACCTTCTCGTCCTCGCGGTCCTCGTAGTCTTACACATCTTAGCGCTCGTCGCCCTCGTGCTAGCCCTCGAACTAACGCAGGTCCGCGCGTTGGTGGCCGTCGTCTTAGCCTCATGCCCTTGGCTGTCACTACTGTGCCTAGGGGTATTTCGGGACCTCGCCAGAAATCGGCAACTAGAAATACGGCAACGATGGTTGGGAAAGAGCAAATTGGGATCATTACAGTTGGTCCAGGCAACAATCCAGGAGACATCCTTTACCAAATGACAATAGCTCCACAAGCTATTTCAGGAACAAGATTGCAATTGTTAGCTACATTGTGGGAACGTTATGATCCTATCAATTCAAGCTTTTCTTTTGAATCTTCATGTGGCACTGCCACTCCAGGCCAAATTATTATGGCTTTTGATCCTGATCCTTCGGATGTTCTTGTTAGTGGTGCCAATATGGTATCGCGTGCACTAGATAACAATGGAAAGAAGTTTGCTCCTTATGAGAGCACGAATCTTAATTACCGTCGAGAAGGTAAAACACCAACCCTGTACACAAATTCAGGAGTTGACCCCAGGTTGAGTTTAATTGGTACTCTTTATGTGGTTAGCAATGCTAGCTGGGGCAACTTGTCCGGGACTACGACTCTCGGGACGATTAATTGGAACTATGAGATTAAGTTTCACAAACCCACAACTGAAGCTGGAAATAATTCAGCAACCAATACTGCTTCATGCACAGTCACAACTCCCGCTCCGGGAGGAATTTTTGGAGCATCTATCTCGAATGATGCTAACAGTGACTTTTTCTTTCAATATCAAGACGCTTCGCATCTACAGATGCCAGTGGTTATTGGAGGTGTTTATTGGCTCATGATTGAATATGTCGGCACGGGCACTATGACTGCTCGGGCGTCATTGTCTTATAGCAATGCAAGCATTCTTAATTCTTTGGTTGACTCGTTCAACGCTACAAATTATTTCGGTATGTTTTTGCTTAAGGCAACCACCACAGGTGTCATTACAATCATTCAAGGCTCTGGAGTCGTTGGCTCCACAGCTATAACTTCGGTTAGAATCATGGCTTTTAGGACTAGAACAGTCACACTTACACCTCCTGCAAAATCTTTTATAGAACTTTCAGACAAAGTTAACAAATTGGAAGCGCTCATTGAGAGACTACAATTAGAGGAGGAATCCTCTGATGATGAAGATCTCACAGCCGCCCTTGAATTGGTTCAAGTTAGGAAACGGCTAAAGAAAGAAGCAGATTTTACTTGTAAATAATTAGGGTAGAGTAGATAGATCCTCCCCTTATAAAAACCAATAAAACAACAAAAACAATATATAATAAACA